GGAGCCGATGTTGCGTGTCGCGGATGCCGCGCCGATCGCGTTGGCGGCGTTTGAGACGGACTGGGAGGGCGAGTAGTGGCCGCGTCGGTCCGCATCGAGGATGAGGCGTTCAGCGATGTCCGCTTCGAGGTTCTGGCAACTCTCTGCCAGTTGGCAGACGCCGACCATGCGCGAGGCAAGATGGCGAAGCTCTGGAGGCAGTGCACCGCACAGGGCTCCTACGTTCTGAACGAGTCAGTGGTGCGCGCTGTTCTTGGTGCGGACGGAGCAACTTCACTCACCGAATCTGGCCTTGGAGAGCAAGTTGAGTCAGGTATTCGCATCAAGGGGACTCGTGGTCGTATTGAGTGGCTGAAAAAGCTACGTAATAACGCGAGGAAGGGAGGGAAAGCAAAAGCTGCCAAGAGGCAGACGCAAGGCAGGCAGTTGGAAGACGCGAGCCTGCCTCCACCCTTCCCTCCTGCTCCTGCTCCTGCTCCTATTACTGTTCCTACTCATACAGAGACGATTGTTGTTTCGGGCTCGCGCCCGCCCAAAGCGTCGAGGGCTGTCTCGATGCCTTTGGGTTGGGCTCCGAGTTCGAAGCACGCCGAGCTTGCGAACAGCGTTGGCTCTGACCTGGCAGCCGAGGCACTGAACTTCACCGACCACCACACCGCGAAGGCTTCTCGCTTCGCGGACTGGGACGCCGCGTTCCGCACGTGGCTGCGCAACAGCCAGCGATTCCGCGGCGCGCAGCAAACCTTCAAAACGGGCCGCGTCGAGCCCAAGGGCAGCGAAGCCTTTACCGACGGAGAGGTATCGCTATGAGATTCGAGGATTCGTGGAACTACGACACCGAGCCCAAGCCGCCACAGACTCCGACCAAGGCTGAGATTCCAACAGCTGCAATGCTCGAGTGGTACCGCACGAGCGGGCTCGCCGAGCGGGTGTGCATCGACCCTGATGGCCTAGACCGCTCCGGGATGCTGTTCGAGGCGTCGTGTATCGCCCGCGACCTCGGTACAACAGCCGAGCCGATCACGTGGACTCGCGAGCAGTGGGCCGCGTACGACGCGCGGAGGGCCGCGGACTACGAGGCGAAGGTGCAGAGCTATCCCATCGAGCTAGAGGCGTTCCGTGCTCGCGAGAGAGCACGACGCGAAAAGCGGCGCCGCTCGCAGATGCTCGAGCAGCCCTACGAGTGGCCGTGTCGTCCGGTCGAGAATGCGGACACCGCGGACGAATCGCACGCGACCATCGTCGCAGTCAAGGCATGGGCAGCCACGGGCGAATCCTTGCTCGTGCTCGGCGGCACCGCTGGCTGCGGCAAGACCACGGCAGCCGCTTACTGGTCGCTCATGGGCGACTGGCCGGCGATGTTCCTCAAGGCTTCACGCTTCGCCACGACGAGCCGCTACGGCAGCGAGGAGCGCACCCGGTGGAGCAAGGCGGAACGGCTCGTGCTCGACGACTTGGGCGCGGAGTACCTCGACGCCAAGGGCAGTTTCATGGTCGACCTCGACGAGCTCGTGGACGCGTTCTACTCGGACCGTCGTCGGATGCTCATCACGACGAACTGCACCCCGACGGAGTTCAAGTTGCGGTACGGCGAGCGCGTTGCTGACCGCATCCGCGAGGCTGGTACGTGGATCTCGGTTGGTAGCGGCTCGCTGCGCAAGAAGGTGCAGCCGTGAGGGAGTCGCCGAAAGAGCAAGGTGACCGCAACCGCATCAGCGTGGACCGGATGATCGTGCTGATTCGGAAGCTCAAAGACTCACCGTTCCCAGGCGATGAGTCCGCGTTGCTGCGCGAGATCACACTGCTCGAGCACCCGGACGTGAAGGGCCTGGTGGATGCGATCGTCGAGAAGCGCAAAGGGCCGCAACAGCCGCAGCGAAACCGAGGCAACCGATGAGCGACGCAGTAACTCAACGCGTGAAGCGCGCAGCATCCAAGGCCAAGGGCCTTTGCGCCGAGTGCGTTTGCCGGCCACGCGTTGTTGGCATGAGCCGTTGCGAGACGTGCCGCAAGCGCGTCGAGGATCGCCGACGCACGGCGCGTGTTGGACGGAAGATCGCAGCAACGGCGATTGATGCGTTTCACGTGTGCTGCCAAATGCACACGGGACATCGTGTCGGGTGCGGTGGATTGTGAGCATTTCTCCAACCCAACGCACGCTCGCTGAGTGCCGCAAACGTGGCTATACCGTCCAGGTCGTCGAGCACTGGAACGCGTTTGCTCGACGCCGCATCGACCTGTTCGGCGTGATCGATCTCGTGTGCATCACGCCGTTCGGCATCATGGGCATCCAAGCGTGTGCCGGCTCGAGCCACGCGACACGCCGCACGAAGATCGCAGCGGAGCCGAGGGCGAAGCTGTGGACCGATGCGGGTGCGAGGTTAGAGATTTGGAGCTGGAGCAAGACGGGCGCGAGAGGCGCGGTGAAGAAGTGGACGTTACGAACTGAGGAGGTGAAGTGAGTACGCTGGCGATGTTCCCGGCCGAGCTGATCGCGATTGCCGACTCGACCGATGCGCAGAACACACCACGCGACCTGTGCCTAGATCTCGGCTGGTTTGATCTCGATGTCGCATCGAACCCGCGATCGAATATCCAGGCGCGCGCGTCGTACCAGCTCGAGCGGGGCCAGGACGGCTTGGCATTGCCGTGGGTCGGCTCGGTCTGGTGCAACGGCCCGTACAGCGACCCGCTGCCGTGGTGCGAGCGGCTGCGTGGCCATCAGGGCCCATGGGCTGCGCTGTGGAAGCTCGACAGCACCACGGCCTGGTTCTCGGTGCTGGTGCGCGCTGCGGATGCGTGGGCGCCGTTCAGGAAGCGCCTGGCGTTCGAGCGGGCCGGTAACTGCGGCAGCGCGGACTTTTCGAGCGTGCTGGCGTGGGGCGGCGGCTGGATCCCGAGCGCGAGCGTGTTGCAGCGGCTGTGGGCGCCAAGGCGGGACCGATGATCTGGCTCGCCATCCGCCTTCTGCTCGAGGCCGCGCTCGCGTGCCACTGCCTGACCTGGAGCACGACGCCTCACGGCGCACGCTGTATCGCGCCGCTGGATCATGCCCGGTGCGAACTGATCGATGGTCCGCATCCCATTTCGTTTGGAATTCTCACCTGCTCGAAAGGCTGTGACCGATGGTAGCCGCTCGCAAACCCGCCCCGTCCACCTTCACGTCCGCCATTCCCGGCGGCACCTATTGTGAGCACTGCGGCCGGCTGCGCCTGGCGCACGTGGACGACCAGTGCGTCCAGCGCCCGTTGCGCTCCCGCGCCAAGCTTGCCGACGAGTCGGTCGGGGCGCAGCGTGACGCCGCATTGGCCTCTGTCCTGGCGCTGGCGCGCGTCATCCGCAAGGTGGGCGGCTATCTGCCGGTCGCGGACCAGGAGGCGCTGCGTAGTGCCGAGGCCCTTCTGGTGGAGTTTTCGTGACTGATCCGGTTACCGAGACGCATTGCGCGCATTGCGGCAAACCGGTGGGACAAGACGGCGTCTGGGTTCTCAGCCGCGACGACGGAAACGTGTGTTGTCCGGGCGAAGAATGGGTCTCAATCCACATCACTCAGGAGTCCGCGGAAGCAGCAAAGCTGATTTCCATTGCCGAGCAACCTGACAAGCGCTGGAGTGGTGACGCTTACTACGTGAAGCACTGGCCCGTGACGCCTAGAACGATCGAACCATGACCACCAAGCAATGAGGTACGAGGTGATGCGAGTGAACTACTCGCTCGATCCACGCTTCGGCTGTCACGTGTGGACGGGCAAGCTCGGCTCTAACGGCCGTCCCATCGTCTGGGCAGGCCGCAAGCCGATGAACGCGTACAAGCTGGCCTGGCAGGAGAAAAACGGTCCTGTGCCAGTACAGCGCGTCCTGGACCATGTGTGTCGAGTGCTGCTGTGCGTCAGGCCAGACCATCTCGAGCCGGTGACCAAGAGCGAGAACGAGCTTCGCAAGAGCTTCGCGTACCGCATGAGGCGGACGACATGCCCTCGAGGACACGAGCTCAAGCTGAGCAGGATCATCACACCAGGTGGAGGATGGGTATGCCGGACGTGCAATCGTGAATGATATCGGTAGGTTAGTAGTTGATGACAGGGGGGTGGGTAAAATGATACCCTACCACCCAGGGGTGATCCCCGACCCGGCACCCGGGGTGCGACTTGTATGAAGCTCTCCTTGTGTTTTCGGCCAAATTTCGCGAATTTCGCATGTCTAAACCACCGAAACCTCCTATTTCGCCCCTCGACGTGGTCCAGGACGGCCTTGAGCTGTCCGCCCGCACCCTGCGCGACCTCATCGAGTCCCTTGGGTCGGACCTACACGGCTCCGGCGAGCACAGTTCGACCATCGCCGACGTCTGCCGAGCCACAACCTCGCTCTCCACGGTCGCTGGCGAGCTCCGAGCGCGCACCAAAGCCGCCGCCAAGGAGCGCGACAGCCTCACCCCGGCCCTTGTGATGGAGTGGTTGCGCGTCCAACCCGAGGAGATGAAGTTGCACATCCTTCGTGAACTGTCGTCGTCGATGGACGAAACGAGCGTGCTGGCGTGACCTACACCACCCGCATCCGCTCCGCTGGCGGCTACCTCCGCTGCGAGTTCGAGTGCCCCGAGCACGGCCGCTTCGAGTCGCTCGTGATCCGAGTCGACGACGGCAACCCGCCCGACTCGACTAGCTGCGACAAGTGCGGATCCGATAGCATCCAGGTCACCTCGGCTGTGATGGGTCGCATCAAGCGCGGCGAGGTCCAGCGCGGAAAGTCGGACGAGCGGCCACCCGGGTTTCTCAACACCGAGCCGCTGGCCGACGGCATGCCGCCGCAGGAGTGGTCCGCTCAGGTCGACAAAGAGACCTTCGACATGCGGCGCAAGGTCGTGCGGGAGAAGATGGGCATATGAGCCCGACCGAGACGCTCGCGCTGATGATTGCGCGCGACGCATACCTTGAGGACGGCAACACCCCAAGGTTTCTTGCTGCGCTTGTGGCTGGCGGCATCGAGGACGGGCCATCCAGCGAGCCCGGCATCTCAATGCACGACCTGCTCGAGTGGCAGTTACTGCACGAGAATCGCGACCTTGACAGGACGCGACGAGTAATCGCCGCTGCTGAAAAGCATGCAACGCAGGAGCGCGAGGCTGTGTCGTCCGCGAATCATGCGGCCATGGTTGCTGAATTGAGAGCGAAGAAGCTATGACGCACCGCTGGACCGCATCCTTCGCCTACAACTTGTGGCGTAGTCTGTTTTCATAATGGGCATGTTCGATCGAGTCTGGTTTCGCGATACGGAACCGAGATGCTCCGAGGGTCATAGTCTCGCAGGCGTAGAATTCCAGACCAAGGATCTCGGCTGTACGATGGGTGACGCCGAGGTGATGGACGGGAAATTCGCGTTCTCGCCTGGCGGTTGGGGCGATTCCGAGAAGGTCGGACGCATGTGGATGTGTGGCGACTGCCCTCAATGCGTCTGCTTCGTAGCCGAGTTTCCGCACCCGCAGGTGTACCGTCGGTTCATTGAACTTGTCGTGACCGTCCTCGGCACTGCCGTTGTCTACGAAGATGTGAGCAAGTCGTTAGCCGAGTGGTGGATGGAAGACTATGTGTGTCGTCCTGGCGTGCTCGGCCCGATGTCGCCGGAGGCCGCGCGGACCAAATTCGAAAGTGCATGCGAGCGGAGCCGGAAGCGTAATCAATCCAAATGATTTGCCGCCCTGCCACCGAAGCTGACCGCGTTTTCATCGTCTCGGCGTGGCTCGACAGCTTCCGCGACGCGACGACGGCGGGCATGATCCACATGGACGACTGGTACGCCGTCATGTGGCCGCAGGTCGTGAGGCTACTGGACCGAGAGGGCTGCACCACGCTCGTCGCCTGCGAGCCGGATGATTCGATGCTGTACGGCTTCATCTGTGGCGAGGTCGACATCTCTCGGCCGCGCTCTCGTCGCCAGCGGCCTCCGGTCGTGAACTACTGCTACGTCAAGACGCCCTACCGCCGATGGGCGAAGCCGGGTATCGCACGCCGACTGTTCGGCGCGATCGGCATCGACCCTCAGACGCAATTCGATTACACGTACAAGACGGCTGTAGTGAGCCAGCTTGCTGAAAAGATCCCGCTCGCGTCGCATCAACCGATGTTGGCGCGCTTCAACCCAGGCAAAGGATACCGACGATGACCGAACCCGCCACCAAGCCTCGCGCCCTACCGACATCGTTCGGCGACATGAAGGTACTCCCGCTCAAGATCCCAGTGAGCTTCGTCAAGCTCACCAAGCCGATGGACATCCCTGGCGATTCGGTGATCGAGCGCATCAAGTGCGTGCCCGTCGCGACGAATCAGAAATGCTGGGTCGTGAACTACATCACCGCGCTGGACTCGTTCGAGATCTTCTATCACCCGGCCGATCAGCGTGAGCCGGTGCAAGTGGCGATGCTGCACGTGAGCAGCGCGCAACAATGGTGGCCGATCACCCAATGACGCGCGATCAAGTTGTCGAAGGTCTCATCGATCTCGAAGCTATCGGAAAGCTCTGGGCGATGTATGGATGGCTGTCGGCTCGTGGACTGCTCGTGGATCGCAAAATGATCGGCCAGGATCGCCGTGCTCTAGAAACATGGGGAATCGCCGACAAGGAAATCACTGCTGCGTTGATCGAGTTCGACGCATGGTGGCTCCCTCCCTCAGTCGTCGTCGAACTCGGCATCGGCTAGCAGCCCGTCGTAGTTGTCCTCGTCGTTCGTCTCGACCGGATCTTCGATCTCTTCTTCGCGTGTCCGTCGAGCTTCGGCGGTGATCGCACCTGACTCGAACAGGTGAGCGATGAGGAGGCGCCCATAGATGAGCGTGTCGGCCGAGTGATTCGCCTGCGCCTTGTTCTCGCTGACCTGCCCGAACTCGTCGGTGCGCCACTGGAGCTGCGCGAGTTGCTGCGCCAGGGGAGAGTCTTTGATGATCTTGATGCGGCCCTCGATCAAGTCGCCGTTGACCAGTTCGATCGCTCCCAGCTTGTAGTCCTTTTTGCGATCCGCCTTGACCATTCGGATGCCGTAGACGGACTGCAGCTCGTCGATGTGCGCCGGGTCGGTGTCCATCACCATGCCGTCTGGCCAGCCGATGATCCCGAACAGGCCAGACGGTTTTTCGTGCTTCAACGCGTCCCCGATCAGTAACTTCGCGATCGGTTCGGCATGCATCTTGGTTCGCTCGAACCAGAACACATGCCAGATGGTTTTTGTCGTGTCGCTCGGACTGAACGCGAACACGTTGCACGCGTACGGGTCGGTGTGGCCCATGTCCTGCGACACGACGTAGTGCCACGTGATGTTTTGGTCGAGCTTCTCGATGCAGTGCTTGAGGCCAGGCGGTCCATCGAGGTGTCTGCCCGCGAACGGGTCCCACTGGTTCCATTCGATGCCTTCGACGTGCGGCCGGTACTTGTAGACGTTCTCTGTCGAGTCGGCAGCCCATTGACCGAGCCACTCGCGAAGCCACACCGGGTGATCATCAGCCCAGTTCTTATCGGCCTTTTCTTGGAGCGCCTCATCCCACGCGTTGGCCATCGCCTTCACGAACGTGGAGCCATCGAGCAGTGTCCACGCGTGCGATGACCAACTTGTCCAGCCTTCGTACTCAGGTAGATCGCGGTCCTCGTAGCGTCGGTGTCTCGAGCTGCTCGGTCTCGTAGCCTCATAGAACGGGCCCGCGAGGATGTGGCCCGGGGTGCCGAACATCGTCAGCACACCGCGATAGTCGCCGAGACAGGGACCGATCACGCGATCGATCAAGTTCTCGAGGCGTGCGGCGGGGAACGATGCGGCCTCGTCGAGCCCGACCTCATGAAATTTGTTGCCGCGGATCTTGTCGACCTCAGACGTGTCGCTTGCGCCGACCAGCTTGAGCGTGGAGCCGTTCCGCTTGAAGGTGCAGAGCAGCTTAGTCTCGTTGAAGGTCGCTTCGATGCCGAGCCGGCCAAGTAGGTCCTTGAGCGGTCCCCACATCAACTCAGCAGCTGCTACCCGCGTCGTGGCGATATAGAGGCACTTCGCGCGAGGGATGCGCAGCATCTTCAGGACGAATCGCGCGCGCTGTCCTGTGGTCTTGCCACCGCGGCGACCGACGAGCGCGGATACGCGACGGTGCGGATCGAGCACGAACGCGCGCTGGCGCGGGTGGCAGTTCGCGATGACTCGCTTGCAGCGGTCCTCGACCCACTTCGAATCGAACTCGCCGGACGCCGCGAACGCGAGCTCGGCCTTGACGGTTTCCCAGGTCAAGGAGCGGCGATGGTCTGCATCGCCTGCGGAGCGAACGCACCCTGCGCAGCGCCACCAACATCAGGAGGCGGTGCGGCCATCATGTTGGGGTCCATGCCGGGCTGGCCTGGTGGTAGCGCGAGTTGCGGACCTTGACCTGGCATCATCGGCGGACCTGGTGACATCGCCGGCTGAGGCGGTGCGGGCGGATTCTGGATGTACGCGGCCTGGACGATCCACTGCCTCATTCCCTCGAGAATTTCCTCGGGCGCCTGGTCGTCGCGCAGGATTAGGTACTGCTGTTGCGCGCGCCAGACGCCGATCTTGAGGTTCTGGTACGGCTCGGGCATCACATGGTGGCCTTCCATGATCGACTCGAGCGTTGACTCGATATCGTCGAGTGCCGCGGTGTAGATGCTCATCGCCCGCTCGAGGTCGGGGTGATCCATCAGGCGACGAGCTTCGTCCTGGCTGATGATCCCGGCCTGAGCCCATTCGACAATTGACTGCTGTCGACCTGCTGGCGTCTGACTCAGCGTCGAGGCTGCGGCGATCTGGATCTTGATGTCGCCCATGTCGACATCGGACCACTTGATCTTTTTGGCGCCGAACTTCGTTTTCTTGTCGATGACCGGCGCGTCCTTGCCGAGGTCTTTGCAGCAGTCAATGATCAGCGTGATGGTGTCTAGCCAGAACTGCTCGTACGCCTTCTCCTGCATCGCAAAGCGCTGCGTAGTCTGGTCGCGGTACTCGCGCATTGCCACTCCCGAGTCGAGGCCGGCCGGCTTGACCGACTGCGCGGCCATGCGAGACACGCCCGACTCCTCGAAGGCGGATGCCTTTTGTCGCTCGCGGTCCGCATAGATTTCTGCGTTGACCTGCGGGAACGATGGTGTGACTGGGACCGCTGCTTTATAGACCGCAATGTTGCCGATGCGGTTGGTGGACTGGATGGCTAGCTTCGCGTCGGCCAGCTGCACAAAGGTCGTCGGCGCTGCTGACTGGTCGAGCGTTCGCTCGATCTGCCAGTTGCGCTTGTTCAGCGCGCGCTGAATGGGTGCGATGCGCTCGGCGAGGGAGATGCCGTACCAGCCGCGAGCGGGCTGAGTCCAGACGATCTTCGCGAATGGGAAGAAGGTCTTCTCCCATTCCTCGTCGAGCAAATCGCAACCGTCGACCATGATGCAGTGACGGCCGGGCTGGTAGCCTTTCTTTCCTTTCTTGCCGATTGGCAGGCGCCACGACTCGATGACTACGAGCTCGTTCTGTTTGACCGGGCGATACCCGGCCCAGATGCGCCAGTTGCGGGCTGTCGATGTCTGTGCGTTCTCGATCTCTTTGGCGTACTCGGGAAACTGCGCCTTCATATCCTCGCGATCGAGGAGCGTCCGATAGTGCATCTGCCGCGGCGATCCGTTCCGCGTCTCGAGCTCGTCGACCACGATGTCGTCGACCATCACGGAGTCGACGCGAATCTGATCGAACTCGTCGATATAGACCTTCGTTAGCCCCGTCCCCTTGAGCGCGGCGCCAGCCTTGAAGCCGTGTCGGCACTTCGCACCCACGTCGAACATGACGGCGATCCCGTCGGCATACCACTCGAGGTGCTTCGCGGTGCGTTGCTGCTCCCAGGTCGCGTCGGTCGTCTGGAAGCGCGCGCGAACGTCGGTGGCCGAGATCGATGCGGCGACCGTGTCGATATTCGACGCGATGACGTTCTCGATGATTTTTCCGCCAACGCGCCCATCTACGGACGCGTCATTGTTGAATAGATTCGTTCGCGGGTTCGTGTCGTAGAGCGCTTCGAGCTTTACGAACTTGTCGAAGAGAGGCGCCTGCAGTCGGTCAACCGCCTGCACATATTCGAGCGCGACCGTATAGACGTCACCCTTCGGTGCGTTCCACCAGTTGCGTCGCGCAGCCTCGCTGTCAGCCTGGAGACCATGTCCTCCCCACGCAGGACTCACGACGGTTCCTCGCCGTCAAGGTTGTCTGTCAGGTTGTAGCCAGGGACCTTGCCGTCCGGGTAACTGTCCGGGTCAAACAGGGCATCCCGGTTGTCGTCCGGGACCTTGCTCAGCTCGACTTTTGGAGGCTCAGCCTCGAAGGGCGCGAGGGTGAACGAGCACTCCCCGTCGGCGACGTTAAGAACTCCAGCCATTCGAAGGGCTGGAGCGCGCTCGGCGATAAGCGCTAGGCGTTCGCCAAAGGACAGGGATGCGCGTCCAGCCACTGGGTAGTTGTACACCCGGGTAGTTATTGACTCAGCCTCTTTTTTCGTATATCTCTGTTTTTAGTGCCGGACCCCGTTGACGTTGTAGCGCCTGCTCCGTCCGCAAAACCTGCTCGCACCGACGTGCTTGCGGATATGCCCTGGGAGGCCGCCGCACCAAAGGTCGAATCGGAAGCAGCCGACCCCGAGGTGGTCGTTGCTGCTGAGGCGCCCATTGAAGACGACGAAGCGGATGTCGCCAAGGTCGAGACCAAAGAAGTCGACCCTGTCGATCCGGACGCCAAGCGGCTGACCTCGATCGCCAAAGCGGAGAAGCGGTCTCGTGACCTCATCTCCAAGGAGCGCGCCGATGCAAAGGCCGACTTCCATGCCGAGGTCGAGCGAGTGCGCGCCGAGATCACGCCGCATATCGACTCGGTCAAGAAGTACAAGGCCGCGGTCGAGCAAGCCCGCACGAATCCCGTCGAGCTGATGCGATCGCTCGGTTTGAGCGAGGACGACTTCGAATACGTCGCACAGCAGCTGTTCAACAACAGCAAGGCCGCTGCTTCCGACCCGAAGCGTGCTGCTGCCGCAGCGCATGCTCGCCGAGAGCGCGAAAAGGATCTCGAGATTCGCGAGCTGCGCGATTGGCGCACACAGGTTGAGACCGAGAAGAAGCAGGCCGCTGCTACACAGACGTTCGAGTCGCAGAAGACTCAGTTTCTGGACCACGTCACAGCGACGCTTCCCGCGGAAGCCCAGCTGCTCAAGGCTCTGATCGAGAAGAGTCCGATCAAGGCCAAGGCCGAGATGTGGAAAACGACCGAGCGACTATTCGCCGAGACCGGCGAGGTACCGGACGCCGAGGACGTGGCGCTCGCGTACGAGAAGCAGCGTCGCGCCGAGCTCGAGGAGCTTGGTATCGACCCAGCTGCTGTCATCAGCGCGAAAGCGAAGCCCGCGGCAGCCGTCGTCGAGATGAAGCGACCCGCAAGGACCCTGGACGCGGCGGCAAGTGGCGCAACACAGACGCCCAAGCCGGCCGCTAAGCGAAGCGCAGCTGAAGTGCGCCAAGAACTTTTGAAAGACATGCCCTGGGAAACCGGGACTGCCTAACACCGCCGCTCAAAGACCGATACCCGACAGCCGACGAGACCGACCGGCACCCAACTCAGGTGACTGCGCACTTCGCGCAAAGGACTCGTCATGGCCGCCGCATCAACTCTCTCGTCTGTCGCATACATCTACAAGACCACGTACGCCTCCAACGTTGGCATCGTGGCCGTCCGCAAGCACCCGTTGCTCGCGATGATGACCAAGACCGGTGGATTCACTGGCAATAACTTCACGTACCCGATGCGGTACGGAAACCCGCAGGGCGTCGGCGGTACCTTCATTGGTGCGCAAGCTGGTGTCTCGCCGAGCAAGGGCGTGCAGTTCGCTGCGCTCCGCTTCAAGAAGTACGGCGATATCACCCTCGACGGTGAATCGCTGCAAGCGTGCGACTCCAAGGGCTCGTTTCTCGATCTCGTCACGCTCGAGACCGACGCAATCATCACGGAGCACATCGATCGCCTCGCGTTCGATCTCTATCGCGATGGCACGTGCCAGCGCGGTCAGATCGCTTCCATCGCGACCAACGTGATGACGCTGATCGATCCGGACACCGCTCGTAACTTCAAGATCAACATGGTTGTCCAGGCGTCTCCGAACGCCAACGGCTCCTCGCCGCGCACCGGCACCACGACCGTTGCGGGCGTCTCGATCGCTGGCGGCACCGTCACGTTGACCAGCGCGGCAGCCATTACGTCGCTGGGCGCCAACGACTACTTCTTCGCCGCGACCGAAATCGGCACGGGCGTCCAGGGTCTCGAGGCGAGCACTCCTCTCGTTGCTCCGGTTGGTGGTGACAACTTCCGCGGTCAGGACCGTTCGGTGTTCCCAGAGTTGCTCGCCGGCTCGCGTGTCGCTGACACGACCACGCCGATCGAGGAGAACGCGGGCTTGGCGGCAATCTACGTGAACGCCAACGGCGGCACGTCGGATTCGCTGATGCTCAACCCGATCCGCTTTTGGCAGGTCGTGCGTCGTCTCGGCGCCAAGGTCGAGTACGAGGGCATGGGCGGCGAGGTGACGTTCGGTTTCGAGAGCATCAAGATCTCGACTCCGGCCGGCACGCTGAAGTGCTACTCGGATCCCGATGCGCCGACCAACCGTGGTCGTGGCTTCGACTCCGGCTCGCACTACTACCGGACGCTGCTCGATCAGGTCCACATCATCATGGACGACGGTCGCCCGAACCTGCGCTCGACGTCGGATGACTCGATCGAGGCTCGTACGCGCTCGATGGGAAACTACATCCAGACTGACACGCGCAACCACTTCGTGTTCCAGATCTAAGCGTTCGCTCCGAGGAGAAACCCATGAGTGAATATGCGTGCGAAGAATATACGGACATCCCGTTCCTGGTGGAGCGCGTTTGGTACCTCCTCGGTACTGGCGCGGCCCTCCCGACGGTCGTGAACGGCGGACTCGGTGCAACGCTGACGCGCCCGTCGGCGGGCCTCTATTCCATCGTGTGGAAAGAAAACCCGGGGATTTTCCTCGGTGTGATCGCCGCCTTTAGCGCGACCGTTCCGGCTGGAGTTGCGGCCCTCGTGGTCACGGCTGGCGCGTACGTGCCTGCAACGTTCACGCTGCCGATTACGGTGCAGACCACGGCGGGCGTCGCGACCGATCTCGCGGCGCTTCAAAACCTGACGCTGAAGTTCCAGTTCAAGAAGAGCGGCAAGGGCGTCTAACTCATGCCTCGCCTGATCCTGATGAGCGACTTGCGCACGCGGATTCAACGCCGCTGCGACAAGGAAAGTGATCCATCCGTTCAGACCCCGGAGTGGAACGCGCTCATCAGCGAGCAGTATGGCGAGCTTTGGTCGATTGTTGCGCAAACGGGTCTGCGATATTTTGAGACGGTCGCGACGTACGTCACCACGGGTGCACTGTACGTCGCTGAACCGTCCGACCATTACGAGACGGTCGATGTGCGTCGGGTCTTCGCCGATGGCCGTCGAGCGTCTCTTGATGAGGCTATGGAAGCAGAGATTGCCCAGCTCCAGGGCATTCAGGGCGACTCGTATAAGTACTCGCTGATCGACGATCGGCTCTACCTGTACCCAACGCCACCGGCCGGCCAGACGTACGAGATGCTGTACGTACCGCAGCCGACCGACTTGTCGAGTTACGCCGATGGCAGCGTCGTCGATGTCGTCACGCCCGATGGCGAGGCGTTCCTCGTATGGGGCGTCTCTATCAAGGCGATGCACAAGTCGGAATCCGACGTGTCCCTTGCCGTCATGGAGCGCGAGGCTGCACGCATCCGCTTCAGCGAAGAGGTGCAGCTCCGTGCACTCAACTCCGCTCGGCGTCGAGTCATCTCCGACATGGGGTCGAACTACGGCACCGACTACGACGAAGGCGACTGGCGGTTTAATCGCCGATGAAGAAGCTGCCGACCATCGTGCTTTCCGACCTCGACGCAGAGCAGGTTCGCCGCTCGCATCACGAAGCGATCGAGGCGTTGCAACGTATTCCCGCGGCAAGCGCGAAGACGTTGAGCAACGTTTCGCTGGCCAACGGTGCAGCAACGTTCGTTCCTCACGGCCTCGGTCGGACACCGACAATGGTCAAGCCATCGATGCCTCGAGGCGCCTCGAGCTCTGGATACATCGTCGAGATTCGCGACAACTCGTACGATCGAACCAAGCAACTGAAGCTGCTGGCAAACGGCTACGGTGCAACGATCACCGTAGATATCGAGGTGCAGTAATGCCGTTAACGGGCCTTCCTACCTCGCTTGTTCAAATTCCGATCGCTGCGGGCCTCAACCAGCGCATGGATGCACGCGCGAAGATGCCGCCCTCGCTCGACATCTGCCGCGATGGCCAGTTCGACGAGCTCGGCGGCATTCAGACGCGCTTGCCCTACGAAGTGCTCGGCACGCTTGCCATCGAGAGTGGCGGTACGATTGCCGTCGCCGACGTCCGTCGACTGACGACCAACGGCGATGAACTGCTGCTCTGGACCAGGACGAACCTCTACAGCTGGTCGCAACTGACCAGCAAGTGGCAGGACCGCGGAGAGCATGCAGCCATCGCCCTCGACGAGGAGGTCGTCTTCGCCTCGAACGGCGACCAGATGGCCGGAGACCGCGCCGAGTGCCAAGGCGTCCAATACTACGCGTGGATCGAAGGAACCAACGTCTACGTAGCGGCTCGCGACTCGGCGACCAAAGCATCGTTCGTGTCGGCTCAGAAGCTGACCGGCGAAACGATGCCGCGTTTGATCAAGCTCGTCGACTACGTGATGTTGTTTACGATCGTTGGGACCACGCTCAAGGTCCGAATCCTCAAACCGCTCAGCATCCTGGCGTCTCTTGCAGCGGCAAGCTTCACCGTAATCGCGTCAGGCATGGGCGCAAACTACGACGTTGCGCTAAATGCCGGAGTGGATACCGGAGCCGTCGGTGTTGCGCGGCTCGCATCTGGAACGTCGTACATCGCGTTCACGACGGACGCGTTCGGAACGACTGTGACGTCGACGAAAGCGCGCACATGCGACGGCCCGATTGCGTGCGCGGTCACTGTTGCGGGAACGCAGCTACAGATCGCGCGGTCGAGCGGGCTAAACGTCGTCGGAGACCTGCTGACCATCTCGACGCTGGCGGATGTTCGTAGCGGCGATGCAATCGGGTCGACGGCTGATACCCCGACGCAAATCGTGTGCGTGTACCCAGCTGTCGCCGCAGTTCCCGAGCGCTGCGACGTCTACTACAACGGAACGATAGGCGTCTCCCGTAAAAACACGATCACGACAGCTGGCACGCTAGGGACGGACGCCCTGTTTCAGCCTTGGCTATTCCTTGCATCGCACGCGTTCGCTCGGCCGCTAGATGCACATACGTATATCTGGGGATTCACCGACAACGGCGATGCGGTGTTTGGTAATCTCCAGTCGCAATACATCCTATATCGCGACGACGGCCGCATCATGGCGCGCAGTCGAATCGGTAACGCACAGTCGCCGCAGCTGACGCTGTCTCTTATCGGCTATTTGCCATCCGTACAGCCGACTGCGAACGCCGATGAGTACGCGTTCCTTGGCGTGTACAAGCGATTGCTCACGTCTGTCGGAGCGCTTCAGCATCCATCGTTCACCGCGCGTGCGCCTCGCGATGTTGTCGTCACGTTCGACTCGAATGCTGCACGCCGTACTGCCAAGTTTGGCAAGACGCTATACGTGGCTGGAGGGCTTGTTCTCCAATACGACGGCGTGCAGCTGACCGAGCTAAACTTTTGCGTAGGGCCGACCGCGCCGGCCATGGCTGACCTTGGCGTGGTGGTCGCGCAGGGACTCGACGCGGGTACCTACAACTACGAGAGTACGCTGCGCTCGATCAACGCAGTCGGCGAGGTGGACCGTTCTAGCTCGTACGGAATTCGGACGATTCCGGTCTTGCAGGATCACCAGACCGGAGATGGGACCAACGGTCATAGCCAACTCTGGTACACGCGAAAAGTCGGAGTCGCCGTCGAGACGTGGCGCTCCGCAAAGAATTTAGGGCCTCCGTACTACCTCGTCACGTCGAACGACCCGACGGCTGTGAATCCGAACGGCTACATTTCGATCGACAAGACGTCGATCAACTTGGCGACGTTCATCGATACGTTTCGAGATGCAGCCATCACCAGCAACGAATCGCACCCTGAGGCCGGAACGGGCCAACTGCCAGCGCTACCGCCGCCACCCGCGACCATCATCCGCGCGACTAACCAGCGCCTGTTCCTGACGGGTATCGCTGGCCTACCGAACACCATCTACTATTCGAAGTATCGCTCTGACAACAAGGTCGCCGCGTTCAACGACCAGCTGCTGATCGATGTCCCGCCCGTCGGCGGAAAGATCACGGGCCTAACGTTCATCGACTACACGATCGTCGTGTTCCGCGAGACGGCGATCTATGCATTCGCTGGCCAGGGCATCGACGACACGGGGGGCGGTTCCAACTTCGAGCTCGTGCGCACCTGCACGACGGACGTCGGAGCCATCAACTACGAATCGCTTGTCACGACCGACAGCGGCATCGTTTTCAAATCTTCCAAGGGCTGGCACCTGCTCGACCGCTCGCTCTCAGTGCAGTTCATTGGCGCAGGCATCTCGAGCTTCGATAGCGAGACGATCCAGGCCGCACATCTCGTCCCCGGTCAGCATCAACTTCGTGTGATTACGTCAAATCGTGTGCTGATGTTCGACAACGTCGCGAACCAGTGGTGCGAATGGACGATCACGAACGCAGTGGGCGCCACCATCTGGCAAGGTCAGCACGTCTATTTGTCGAACACGGCAGGTGTGCTTCGTCAGCGCACGGACTTCGCCAACGGCGTCACGTACGGGCTAGACGTCGAAACGGCGTGGTTCAAGCTCGCTGATATCCAGGGCTTCGCGCGCGTGCAGAAGTATCAGCTCCTCGGCGAGTACAGGTCTGCCCATCACCTTCGGTTTCGGTTCGCCTATAACTACAAATACGACGGAGCAGGAAACCCGCTGTACGTCGACGACGTGTATTGGACGCCGTATCCGATCACGGTTGGATCTGCACTCCAGGTACAGGTTTCGCCGTCTCTGCAACAGATCGAATCTGTGAAGGTCCGGATCACGGCGAGCAATATTGCAGAGAACGGAACTGCACCGACTGCTGGAGCATCGATCAAGCTCACTGGAATCAGCATGGAAGTCGGCATCAAGAAGGGCCTTTACAAGCTGCTCTCTTCTGCGCAGCGGAGATAATTTATGGGCTTTGCACCGTGGACATGGACGGGTGACGACTTCAACAACGCGTTTGGCGTCAACAGCGGTGACCCGACGAACGGCGATCGCGCAGGACTTCGCGGTGCGGGCGCAAACGCGCAGGCGCTCGGCGGTCAGCTCGCCGGCAACTATCAGAACAACGCCAATGCGCTGAACCAGAGCTACGGGAACATCGGTCAGACGCAGAACTACCTCGCGAATCAGATGCGCGGTGGCAACAGCGTCTCGGGACTACAGCTACAGCAAGGGCTCGCGCAGAACATGCAGTCTGCGCAACAAGCCGGAGGCGCTGGGCCTCCGCAGAACGCAGCGCTTGCACAACGCGCAGCAGCAAACGCGATGGCCGCGAACGGAAACAACATGTCCGCGCAGGGTGCGGCAGCTGGACTCCAAGAGCGCGGCCAGGCCACGAACCTGCTCAACCAGTCGCAGAACCAACTCGGTACGATGCAACTCGGCGCGCGCGGGCAGGACCTCAACGCCGCGAACCAGGCGTACGGCGGCAGCGCGACCGCGTATGGCAACGCGATCCAAACGCCGCAAAAGACCGGCGCGACCATGCTCGGTGGTGGTGCAGCAGGCGGCGCGGGCGGTATCGCAGCGCTGTTCTCGGATGCGCGGCTGAAGAAAAACATCACGAGCGCCGACGACTCGGCGTCTGACTCGCTCGACAAGCTCAAGGCATACCGCTTCGACTACAAAGATCAGAAGCACGGCGCCGGCAACCAGTTCGGAATCATGGCGCAGGACCTCGAACGGGCGAACCTCAAGCACGTCATCATCGAGAAGCCCGAGGGCAAAGCCGTCGACACCGGACGACTGACGCTCGCCAACACCGCCATGATGGCGTCGCTTCACAAGCGGCTGTCCAAGATCGAGGGCAAGTAACATGTCCTGGTACGACAACCTGACCGACACCGGCGCATGGGGTCGCGGCATCTCGAACGCGTTCGGCGTCGGCGCCGCCGACCCGTCGAACCCTGACCGATCCGCACTACGCGGCAACGCGCAAGCACAGGCCGGTTTTGGTCAGCAGGCGCTGGGCAACTACGGGCAAAGCAACGGCGCGCTGAACGGCACGTACGGCCAGATGGGCCAGACACAGGGCTATCTCCAAGGCGTCATGAACGGCACGACCAGCCAGAGCGCGCCGCAACTACAACAGGGTCTCGCGCAAAACATGGCGGCTCAACAGTCGATGGCGGCATCGCAGCCCGGCAACGTCGCATCGGCACGCGTCGCAGGAATGAACAACGCGCAGATGTCAGCCGGCCTCGCGGGTCAGCAGCAAATCGCGGGCATGCAAGAGCGCAACGCGGCAGCATCGCAGCTCAACCAGTCGCAACAGAACCAAGCGGCACTTCAGTACGGAGCTCGCGGTCAAGACGCGACGGGCGCAAACGCGGCGTATGGCACCGGCACCGGCGCGTACGACAACGCCGAGAAGAATCCGATGAAGACTGGCGGCAGCTTACTCGGCGGCGGCATCGGCGGAGTCGTCGGGCTGTTCTCCGACGAGCGCCTCAAGGAAAACATCGCGGACGCCGACGACGAGGCTAGCGACATGATGGAGCGCATCAGCAACGCGTTGACCAAGCGTCTCGCGAAGATCGGAGCCGCGAAGTAATGGCGCTCGACAATCCATACGAAGAGGACGTCAACGCGGAGCATCCGTGGTCGTGGGTGCCTGATGCGTGGACTGCGCCGAGCATTCAGCAGCAAGCGCAGCTCGCGTCTCCGACCGTGCCAGACAAGGTCGAAAAGGACGGCAAGAAGGTCGCGAAGCAGGTCGGCAAGAGTCCCGAAGAGACGGCTAACTTGACCGATACGGCGAAGCTGTCGCCGCAAGAAGAAGCGCAGATCCAGATCGACCCCACCGGGCCCGCGCAGCAACAACAGCAAGTCGAGGCGCAGGCCGCACCGCCCGATCTTGGTGAGATGCCGTCCGAGTTTGTGGGCCAAGGTCCGCCGCCGACGCTTGCTGATGGGCCGCCCATGTCAGCCGCGCAGGCATTCGGCGGTCCGCCACCTGATGCGAGCCAGCCGCCTGTGCCGATGGGACCGGAAGCGCCTGGCGACAGTCAGCTGCAATCTATGTACGGCTACTCGCAGCCGACGCACACGGTCGGTGACGAGCTCGCATCTCAGGGCGCGACGATGCGACCCGAGGGCACGCCGCTCGAAGAGGAGAAACACGACGTTAACGCGCTGACGGATGAGCAGTTCGCCGAGTACCAGGCGCAGGACAACATCAACCGCGCGAACGAACGCGCCCGGCTCAAGAACGAAGCAGACGCGAAGCAGCTCGCCGATTCGCAAAAGAACCTCGTCTTTGCGCAGCAAGCGACGCAGCACGCCGCACAGGCAACGCAGCAGCTTCAGCAGCGCGCCACGCAGCTTGCTGCCACGCAGGTCGACCCACGCCATTACCAAAAGAACCTCGGCATCGGTGGCACCATCGCGACCATCATCGCCGCGGCAATCGGCGGCGCGATGTCACAGTACACGGGCGGCCGCAACCTCGCGCTCGAGCAGATTAACAAGAGCATCGAGAGCGACATCGCCTCGCAGAAGGACAACATCGATAACCAGTGGAAGGGCATCGGCTCCGACCGCACGAACATCGGTGACGACCTCGCGCGCAGCCAAGAGACGTATCGCGCGCAAGAGACGTATCGCGTCACCGCGTATCAGATGGCTATCAACGGCATCGATACGAAAATGCAGGACTACGACCAGAACGGCACGACCGCGCGGTCACTGCGCGAGACACGAGATACGGTGACATCTGCGCAGCAAACGGCGCTCGCGAAGTACCAGCAGCAGACCTTCAAAAACAAAGTCGACGGCATGAAGGCCGCGTCTGAGTACGAAGAGAAGATGGCGGCGGCCGAGAAGAACCGTCAAGAGACGCTCCAGATCCAAGCGAAAATGGCAGGCGCTGGAGCAGGCGCTGCCGTCCCGAAGATCGACGCGTACGGCAAGGTATTTGGCAGCTACAACGAAATCCCTGACAAGGAAAAGCCGCTTGCGTTCACATTGCCGAGTGGCGGCGTCATGCTCGCGAACAACGCAAAGAGCGCTGAGCAAGGTGCTGCGCTGTCCGAAGCGTACAAGGCCGTCGATGTCGATCTAAACCGGATGCAGCAGATCGCAATCGAGCGAAACAACGCCCGATCGACTGGCGGTCAGGTTTGGAAGAAGTGGCAGGACACCGGCGAGCACGAGTACGAACAACTGATCATCGACGTAGGAAACACGTACGGCACGACCATCCATGGTGGTCGTCCGGTGCCGGCTGGAACCCTCGAAGAGATCATGCACGTCATGCCGCAGCTCAAGGGGATGATGGACGGCGGCGATACGGCGAAGGAGATCGACAACTTCCGAAACGACATCGATAGCCGCATGTCCGGCAAGTTCAGTGTCATCACGGGCGCGCCCGTCAAGGTGCGCAGCGATCGTCCGAAGGTCGAGCCGATCAATTCGAACACGCTTTCCTCAGCGCTCAAGTCGATGCCGATCAAGGGCGATGCCGGATACCCAAGCCAGTCACTCGGCGAGTTTAGCAGGGGCCTCGACGCCCTCGGTCAGCACTGGACGCAGACGCCGACGCTCACCGACATGGGCGGCTCGCGGAACAAGGGCATGGCCGAGGAGTTCGATTCTATCGACTCCGCACAACACAAAGCACTCGCCGCGATCGGGTCGGAAATCTCGTCGCTCCAAGCAAAGAAGAAGCGAACGCCGGCCGAAGAGACGCAGCTGAAGAACAACCGAAGGGCACTCGCCGAGCGGCAGGAGGCCATCAAGGCCGTGGCGGATGCGCGGCATCAATACGGCGACATCGAAGGAATCGCGAAGGGCGAAGCGAAAGACGCGAAGCTCCAGAACGAGATCGAAGACGATCGCCTGACCGCAGGAGATGCGCCGTAGCCCATGCCTACCGTCGTAAATAGTAAGGGCGAAACGACCGAGGCGAGTGACGTTGACGCGA